TGGATGCTTATCATAAAGATGATATGCTAGGTTTTATAGGTAACATATTTCCCACTGCAGCGTACAATCTTACAAAAGCTGCTAAGTTAGGAATGACAGGTCAGGTCAAAACAGCCAAACAAAACAGAGTGGATATTGGTAGAGAAGCTGGTGCAAGAGAAGTGATACCTCAGATACTAGGCTTCCAGCCAGAGAACATTGCACAGGCTCAACTGTATTCTTTTAACGAAAGACGTTTGAAAACCCGTGTCAGTGAGTTACAAGTTAATTATGGTAATATAATTAAAAGTAAATACACAGATGCTTTTATAGCTTTACAAGCGTACAACAAAACTGAGAAGAGTGGTAGACCTGCTCCTATTCTGTTGAAAGAATACAAGGATAAACTTAAAGAAGCTGAAGATTACATAAAAGAGATGGAGCTATATAACGAGGATATGAGAAGAAAATACCCTAAAGATGACAGCTATCTTCTAAACATAGGACGCTCCACCAGAAGAAGTTGGATAAAGAATGCTGCGTATCAAGCTGGAGGTACAACACCGCTGGGTAGAAAGATAGCCAGAAGAACAGAACTTAGAAATCGTTTTCTAATGGCTAACGCACCTCAGAGAAAAGCCCTGATAGAAAGATATGGTAGCGAAATCTTTGAAGAACTAGCCAAATAATTTTTCCTTTTATAACTAATATGCTGGTGCTAGTCTTTCTTTATGATAGAAAGATTAAGAGATAAAGCATACCATGTCTTTGTGGGTTATGACTCGCGTGAGCACATCCCCTTCAAAGTCTGTTCACACTCTATAACTCGCAGGTCCAGCTACCCTGTAGAGGTTACCCCTATCTATCATAAAACTCTACGTCATGCCAAGATGTTCTACCGTGCTTGGCAGATAGATGAAGATGGGCAGTACTATGATGATGTAGACAACATGCCTTTCTCCACAGAATTTTCTCACACCAGATTTCTAGTACCTGAGATAGCCAGAAGAAATGATCTTACTGGTTGGGTGCTCTTCTGTGATTCTGATTTTCTTTTTCTCTCTGATGTATGCGAGGTATTCAAATACTGTGATGATGACTATGCCGTCATGTGTGTCAAACATAATTATGATCCTGAAGAAACCGTCAAGATGGATGGGATGTTACAACAGAACTACAACAAGAAGCTCTGGTCATCCTTTGTCCTCTACAACTTGGACCATCCAGCAAATGATAGACTAGACGAGGTAATGGTAAACAGTGAAACAGGTGGTAACTTACATAACTTCTGCTGGCTTGACAGTGATGATCAGATTGGCAGCTTACCTCACGGTTGGAATTTTATTCCCGGTATTAGCCATGGGACTAATGATGTTCACGCTGTGCATTTTAGTCTTGGCGGTCCTTGGTTTGATGGTTACGAAGATAGTGAATACGCTGAAGAGTGGGAAGCAGAACTTGATCACTTTGAATTTAGCCTGAGTAGTTTTAGAAAAATAGTGGAGATATTCTAGCATGAGTAAATATGACATTGTAACATCTTTCAACCCTGACGGGCTAGAACTATACGGCAGGAACATGCTCAACTCCTTTGTTGACTTATGGGAAGATGACATCAAACTACATGCTTGGTACCATGACTTTGGAGAGCCAGCGTTCTATCTCAGGTTTAAAGAGTTAGACATTCCATCTCAACGTATCAACTACTGTAATTTAAATAACGTAGAAGATATGCTCAACTACAGAGAAAAGATGGAGGTGCACAATGGCACAGAGGGTGGGCGCATTGACTACAACTGGAGACTAGATGCCATCAAGTGGTGCCACAAAGTCTATGCCCTGACAGAGACCGCTGCTGATCCTCATATGCTACAGAGCAAAGACTGGCTTATCTGGCTAGATGCTGACACTATAACTCACGCCACCGTGACCAAAGAGTTTCTTGACTCTGTGTGTGATGAACAGTATGACGTTGTACATCTGGGACGTACAGCTGCTGACTATAGTGAGACATCCTTTGTTGCTTTCAATCTCAAGGGTAGACCTGCCAAAGATTTTCTAGCTGACCTGCGCGAGACCTATGACAACTGTGAGGTGACTGCCTTTAGAGAGTGGCACGATGGCTTTATCTTTGAACGTCTGCTCAAGCTGCACCAATACCATGGCCTACACGCACTGAACCTGACGCCTGATGTTCCTGATCTCAATGCCTTTGGTTCTTCTGTTCTGGCGCAGAAGATGGAGCATTTCAAGGGTGATCTAAAACACGGTGTCTCAAAAGATGTAAGTCTTGAACACCACAAGAGATACAAGCAGATCAGTGAGATGATTCACTTCTACAAGTGCAGCAGCTTCATTGAGACTGGCACATACAACGGAGGTAGGGCCATACAGATGGCAGACGCTGCCTTTGATTACCATGACAAGGTAACCTATACAGGGTACGATTTGTTTGGCACAGCCACGCCAGAGATGAACGAGAAGGAGTTTAACTCCAAGGCAAACAACACTGCAGAGGCTGTGTCAGAGCGGCTGGCAGAGTATGCCATGGAGAAAGCAAAAGAAGGTAAGACCTTTGAGTTCAAGCTGATTGAAGGTGATACCAACGAGACACTAACAGATAAACCTGTGGCTGATCTTGTGTTCATTGACGGTGGTCACTCTTACGAAACTGTGTCACACGATTATCATCAGCTGATGCACAACAAGGTTGTTGTTCTGGACGACTACTTTAGCAAGGATGACAATGACAACTGGCCAGAGGAAGAACACAGGGGTGTCAACAAACTCTGGACAGAAGAGATCAAAGAAAGAGAAGATGCCAATGTATACGTGATACCTTCCAACGATCCTGTCAAGGGTGGTGGGTTTACACATCTAGGTTTGGTTATTGATCCTGATCTACCCAAGTTCAAGGCCAGAGTTCCTATCATTGTAACGCCCAAGGACTGCGTACCCTCTGATGATATTCAGAACAACATCAAAACAAACCTAACAAAGATTGACAAGTGGATTGATGAGAAGTGCAGGATCAATAACGAGATTATCTTTGTTGTATCTGCTGGCCCTTCTCTGGATGTTGCTCAGATCAAAGAAGATAAAGAGATGTTGGAAGAGGGTAACAAAACTGTCAAGGTTGTCTGTGTCAAGCACTCTCTGCCTATCCTGATGGACAACGGGCTTGTGCCTTGGGCATGTACCCTGCTTGATCCAAGACCAGTGGAGGGTGTGTCCACTCACGGTGTGGTCAGGAGCGCACTCTTTGAAAGCATTAGCCCACGCACTCACTTCTGGGTGGCGTCCATGACTGATCCATCTGTGGTGGACCTGCTGCAAGATAAAGGTGCTCACATTGTAGGCTGGCACGCTTTCTCTCAAGCTGTCAAAGGAGGTATCGAAGGATCAGGACAAGATGCACTGATGATCACCGGAGGAACTAACGCTGGTCTCAGGACCATAGGTATTGGACATACCATAGGGTTTCGCCAGTTTCATCTCTATGGCTTTGACATGAGCCTTGGAAAGGACCCTTCTGAAGCTGATCAGAAGGCTCTGGACGAAGAGGGTAAACCAAAGTATCTGAATGTATCTGTGGGAGACAAGAGCTTCTGGACAACAGGAGAACTACTGGCAGGTGCACAAGACCTAGAGAAGTTGTTTAAGACCTGTAAGGATATGGACCTAGATGTACAGTTCAAGGGTGCAGGTATGGGTCAGGAGATATGGGACATTGAAAAACCAGAACCATGGAAGGGGTATCAACAATGGGGGATGTAATTAAGTTTACCAATTCAACTGTGTTAAATCCAGACGGTAGTCTAAATGCAGAGGGTAAAGAGCAAGCGTTGCAGCATCTGCAAAAATGTGTTACGCTTCTACAAGAAAGAGTAGAGAATAAAAACATTGACGGTGCAGTTCTTCTCCTCTTCAAAGAGGGTGATCTGGCTGAAGATGTAATGGCAGGGAATATTAAATCAACGTCCCTGCTGTTTGTTCTTGAATACCTAAAGCATCAGATTATTACGGGTGCAGAATTATTTACTGAGGAGGTGATCGAAGATGATTGAAGCAATTATGTTACACAAAGCAGAGATCATTGAAGCAGTCTTAGGTATTGTTGTGGTGGCCAGTGTAATTGTCGGTGGCACCAAAACTCCTGATCCTGACTCTTGGTTAGGTAAAGCTTACAAGGTTCTTGAGTGGGCGTCTCTGACTTTTGGCAAAGCAAAAGAAACTGGTGAGAAGCCAGCTGAAAAGATTGAAGTTAAAGTAGCTGAAGGTTCTACGGAAAAAGTAGATGAAACCAAAAAATGATCATCCACTTGATGGACCTCACCCAACTGATTGATGCCTGATGCTTTCTATCGTCGGTAATATCATAGGCTTTATTACCAAGGTTATACCTATGCTTTTTGCATATAGAGCAGGGAAGAAATCTGCACAGGTGGACATACTGGAGAACGAATCAGAGATAGTGGAGAAGGCGAATGAAGTTGAAAGAAAGATTGACCGCATTCATAGTGATGCTGTCTCTGAGCAGCTGCGTAAGCGTTGGAGCCAGCCAAAGTAACTGCAGTTGGGTGAAGCCTATTCTTGTACATGAACAGGATGTCCTCACTCCAACCACAGCCAGAACTATTCTGACCCATAATGAAACATGGGCAGAGATATGTTCTAAGTAGAGATTTTAATCTCTCTAGGTTTTAGTTCTTCTGGTAGAAAATGTTTGACTTCAATGGTCAGTAGACCGTTCTTGAACGTAGCATCTGTCACCACGTAGTGAGGTGCAAGTACAAACTTCTTACTAAAGTTCTTGGTAGATATACCCTTGTAAGCCATGTGCTTTGGAGGTGCATCTGAGTCCTGCTTCTCACCCTTGATGGTAAGTTCAAGGTTCTCTACAATGACAGAGATATCTTCCTCTTCCCATCCAGCAAGAGCAACCTCCACTACATAGTTGTCACCGTCTTTGTATACGTTGTGAGGGGGATACTTGTTATCTTCATAGCTGATGTTGTTAAGAACAGCGACTAGGTTATTCATGCCTAGCATTCTGTTGAACATATCAGTGGTCAGTTGTGTTTTGAATACATCATTCATCGTGTAAACTCCTTTACAGCAAGTTGTTAAGAGACCCGACAACTCGGCATCTCAGTTAAAGTATAGCACACCTAGTCTTTAGTTTCAACCATCTTTCCAAAGTGTTATACTCTCTCCCATTTGGTATACTTTATTTATTAAATTTGAGTGATCCATAAGAAGACCAATAAGTGCTTGTCTGGGAACCTTTACATCTTTGGCGTTTTTTCTAGCCTTGTCTACTGCTTGATGCAGTGTGTCAAAACTTTCGTCAGTTGTATGTAACTCCATAAATTACCTCCTATGTTGTTGGTGCTCCCGGCAGGACTTGAACCTGCAACCTACAGATTAGAAGTCTGTTGCTCTATCCAGTTGAGCTACGGAAGCTACATTAACGCATCCCAAGAGATAGGAAAACACTTGGCACATTCTATCTCTATCAAAGAAGCAATGTCTCTGGTCTCCTCCTGTGCATCTACCTTGATCCTGAGAGAACACACTCTGGCAAACGAGACAAGACTACCTGTCCAGTACCACTCAGTAAACATACTTTGCGGCAGAACCATACGTGCCATCTCTGGTGCCACACCTTTTCTTAGCAACTCTTTATATGTCCAATTGCATGAATGTATAGCTTGCGTGTAGTGATCTACCATAAGATGACCAGAACCGTTAGAAGGATTAATATCTATCTCCTCCTCTGAACTACCTTGCTTCTTGTTCTCTGGTCTACCTCTCCAGTACTCTGGATAGTAGAACTCTGGTTCATAGTCAACATATCTCCTGCTGATCTCGTTCCAGACCAGACCTACCTGATGTTTGCCAAGTTGTCTGGCCACAAAGATAGGAGCCTTGATCCTGAACTGGAGGGAGGTATGAGCAAAGGGTGTCCAGTGATTGTGCTTGGCAAGGTAGTTGATCAGTTTCTCATCTGACTCTTTCAGAAGATCACGCACAGGCCCTGCCTCTGGTATTGACTCCCAATCTGACTCCTTGTTGAAGGAAACTCTGGCAGCGTTTACCACTGTTAGGTCAGAACCCATGTGGTCTATCAGTGTAACTTCCATACCGTTCATCCTACCAGACATCCTCCGCATACAGTGTTGATGATAGCTGCACCTATAACATAGCCAAGGTAACTAGTCAAGACTAAAAACATAAGAGTGGTGAGCCAGCCTATATCTTTCACTTCAGAGACTCAGTTGCCTTTGAGTCAAAGCTGTCTGTAAACCCAGAGTCAGGAAACTCTTTGACCGGGTTAAGATAGGTAAGAATAATATCACACGCTTCCATTACACCTCCGTCAGCGGTGTCTTTTTTGATCTGTTTTAGAAACGCGCAAGTCAGTGACTGCGCCATGTCTTCCTGCATCTCAACTACATATGATGTCATGTCTATGCTCCTATGTCTACTACTTCACATACGCCACCAGTGCAAGCTAGTTCCTGTGATCCACTGGTTGTGTCACCTTTCTCATACCCCTGTAGCTCTGTCCAGTCAATGATAGGTGGCATCTTCTTTACCATGTCACCGTAGATATCTTTCTCAATGTCCTGATACGGTGCTTGCTTGTACGAGTGATCAGAGAACGGAAGGAAAGATATGCCAGAGAGAGAATCAAAATGTTCCCAGCACCATGAACCCACAGCTAACCACTCATGCTCTTTGACAGAGATCGTAACAGATGGCTTGTGCTCACAATAGTTGTCAGCTATCTTGAGCCACAGTTCCAGCTGCTCAATGGCACTCATGTCATACCTGCACACAGCACCCTCTGGGCTTTTCATAGGGAAGGAGAACACAGTTACACTGTCAGGTGCAGTGAAGTCTGGCTCTGCTGGTACACCCTTGTCTTTGAGGAACATGGTCAGCGGGTCCTTGTTATCACCTCTGACTGTCCTGACATAGAACGGGTTGTGCCTTGCATGTATACCAGATGCTGCGTCAACAAGCTGAGACACAGTGCCAGAAGGTTTGACGCAGGTGACAGCTGCACTCTGCTTGATGCCCAACTTCTCTGCCAGCTTCTTGTTAGTCTTAACAGCCATGTTTCTCAGTTCTTGTAGTGTCTCTGGCTTGGCATTGTACACAGTGGGGCAGTCCATGATACCTGTCAGTGACACACCTAGCAGACGCTCCTCTTCTGTGGTGTCCTTCCAACGCTTACGCAGGTAGCCAAAGTCTGTCAGGGTAGACTGAAATGTACCTAGGATGGTGGCCAGTCTGATCTTTTCTTTCAGTGTAGCCACGGTATCCTCTGCTCTGCAGATGACCTCTGACAGATTACAGAACTGATAGGGGCGTAGGATAATCTCACAGCAGGGGTTGGTGCCAAAGTCAATGGACCCATCACGCCTACCGTTGGACGCTGCTTTCTCCTGTGCAGATGCACGGTTGAAGATGCCACGTTCTCCGCTCTTGCTCTCGTACAGGGAGAGCCATTCTTTCATAAAGATACCCATGTCAGGCTTCTCTGTGTAGCAGACAGAGTTGTTGGAGAGTGCACGTTGTTGATTATCAACCCACCACTCACCGCTCTTGGCCATACGCATACGCTCATCAGTCAAGTTAGATAGCGAGATCAGAGCAGACCTTCTGACGCCACCTACAACCACCACCTGACCGACCTTGCACATGATGTCATGACACTCTATGGAGGTGAGCTTACGCCCCTTGGCTTTCTTAAATGTCTGTATGGTGAAGTCGAACAGTTCCTCCAAAGGTGCAGGACCAGATGCCCTACCACCAAACACTTTCAACCGCTCACCAGCGGGGCGTATCTTGCTGGTGTCAATCTTGGGTACACGGTTGGTATAGAGGAGAGAGATAAGATCACGTAGACCTCTGGCCCAACCCTCCTTGGAGTCAGCAACAGAGATCACATCGTCTGTGTTCTCAAACTCTTGATCAGGTATGGTGGGTAGGTTGTTGATATACTGACGCTCAACAGAGAAACCTACACCTGTGCCATTCATCAAAATGTACAAGCACTCGTCAAAAGATCGGGGCGAATCAACAGGAAGATAAGAACAGTTATATCCTGCCACGTTCTCACGCTTCAGAGCAGGACCAGCTGTCATCAGTGCTCGCATGGACCCCAAAACCTTGAGCGTGAGCATTGCATCTCTTAGTTCTCCTAGCTCTTTGCCAAAGAGATCATAGCTGTAGTTGTCACTGAGGTGCCGTACCATAAAGGACAGATACCTATCAACTGTCTCTTCCCATGTCTCTCTCCGCTGCTCTTCGTCTAACCAGCGTGAGTACCGGGACATATGAATAAATGACTGATAGTTGGTTGGTAGGGTAACTTCACCATTCGTAGTTGTCATCAACAATCTCCTCTGTTACAAATTCTAACCAGTACTCAAACTGTTTGATTGTGTATTCATCAGCGACAGGGCTTATATCTGCCAGCTTCTCACCGTCAAATATAAGTTCGTCACCACGTATTTCAAGTAGTGGCATCGACATTAAAATTCAAAAAGTTCGGGATGTTTCTTGGTCAAGTCAGACCGAATAGCCCACAGTTTCGTAGCTGAAATCTCAAATGGTTCTACCCATACCTTGACATCTGTAAGACCCATGTCATGGTAACTCTTGCGAAGTTTTCTACACAGAATCTCTGATGCTCCCTTGTCTCCTAGATAGTCTCTCATAGCTTGCCCTCTTCTAGGAGTTGCATCTGAAGTTCGATGTAGTGTTTGGCTTTTTCAAGGTCTTGAACATTTGATTTGACCGCATACCTAGTCACGTATTTTACTACATTACCCATCAGGAAACCAAGCTGATTACATTCTATGTACTCAACTGGTTGAATTTTACAGGTTTTATAATGGTCACCTCCAACCTGTTTGTCGATAGCTTTCTCCATTAATTGATCCTTTCTCTTGAGTAGAAGATATGCTTACCTATCTGCGCCAGACGCTTGTACTCACTGGCCCAGTAAGGTCTAACATATATTGCATGGTAATGTAAAGCTTTTTTTATAGACAAAATTTCTACGCCTTCAGACACAAGAGACGCTGCATTGATAGCGTCATGATAAGCCACCGGATCGTTGATCTCTTCTGGCTTTCCATCACACCAATAACTAAACTCACACTTGTGCTTGACAGGGTGTCCACTGTGGTGGTATCTCCCTTGGTGTACAACAGAACACGCATCGTCAGGAAACTGTGTGCTGGCAACTCTCTGCAGAATCACCTGACCAACTGCCAGCTGACCTGTGAAGGGTTCACCCCTACTCTCAAAGTAGATAGCCTCTGCCATGCATAGTAAGTGCTGATCAAAAAACTCACGCATCTCTAAGTTGTCTGTTGCGTGAGTTGTATTTGATAGTAGTAGCAGTGTTGTGCTAAGTAGTATCTTCATGAAGTATCGCATTGATCCTCTTTCTGATAAAGGTTTTCTCTTTGGTTCTGATAACTTGCTTGGCAAAAGACTTGAAAGCATCCGGGTCTATACCTGCAAGGTGACATACCGTGTCTCTGTCCTCTGCTGTTACACCTATAGACGAGAATATCCACGCCTCTGCCTGATCCCTGACTAACTTTACCTCTGTGTTATCGTATTCTTTGACAGGCTTGGTGGCATCTAGTAACTGTTGTAGGATGACACAGAGCCACAGAACTTTCTCAGGTGTGTGATGATCGTGTATGCCCTCTTCCAATGTCTGTAGTACAGCGTCACTACTCCTCCTCTTCATCACTCAGTCTTTCTACTTTTATTATGTCTTTGTGTCTTTTCCGTTTTTTAATTAGCACCTTAAAAAAATTTGATTGGTCATAATTGTTTTCTTTTGCCCACTTGTTAATGTTATTAAGGGTTATTTCTTCACCAGTTTCAAAAGTAATCTTGTAAAGATGTTTACACATTCCTTTAGACACTGCTTCACTGTGTCTCTCTTTGAAGTCAGGGTTATGATATCTTTCTTTCAACCACTCCGGGTCTTCAAACCTTTCAACAGGAACATAAAACCTGACCCCGCCTATGTTCTTGTTATAGTAGGCTGGCTCATCTGATCCTTCGATAACAGCGGTGAGGACATGGTGCTTCATCTGATAGTATTGTTCGTAGTAGTGTAGCCCTCTCTTTGTTTTATATTCTTGTATGATCTCAAACTTAAACCGTCTCTTGCCTAGCTTGTCAATGTCCTCGTTCAAATCTTTTGATGACGAGGTATAGACACGCCAGTTGGAGGGCTTGTGCTTCTTACGCTTACGCATCTGCCAGTACTGCTTACAACCAATGTACTGCTTGGTGGTAACTTTATTGGTGATGACATATACAAAACCAAAGTACTCATCAGGTTGTGGTACTCTGGTCTTGTCATCTCTAAACGTCCAGTGCATTCAGTTCTTCCCAGTCAGTTCTTAATTTGCTAATAGGTAAGTTATAGCAATCGGCTTTTACTGTAAAGTTATTTGAAGGGTCTACCTGTCCTTTTTTTAAGAGGGTAGCCTTGTTAAAATATTCTTCTTTTTCCATATAGCCCAACACCCAGCCCTTTGACATATCGTTTAAAATTCTACAAAAAACATAGAAGTCGCATTTCTGTTTGATGTTATACGCTGCTATAGAACATTCATAAAACTTTTTTGGTTTAACAGTTGTTCTTTTAGTTTTAACGTCAATAGTTTTTTTGTTAGGTAATACTATATCATAGTCATATGAGTTTTTTTCTTCTGCATGTAGAAAATTTTTAACTATCTCTTCGCCTAGAAAACCAGATATATTTCCCTTACCTTTTGTTATCGAATTATTAAGTTGTCCCATTTGTATAGATTTACTTACAGCTTTGTCTACCATATCAGGTGATATCTTTTTTTCTATTACTATCACAGAAAATCCTCCTCCACTCTTGGCAGCTTCTCCACATGCGTAAAGAACTCTGGTCCATTGGCATAGTTAAATCTTCTCAGACCTACTCCGTTGTTTGCATCCTTCCAACACTCCACCTTGAAGTCACAGAACTTACACCCAGAGGGTAGCTTGTGATTACCAGAGGCGTCTTCCACAGTTTTGTAACATCTGTCCGGTGGTATATCTCTTACCAGTGTATCCTTCAGAAAGTCAATACGGTTTGGTGCGTCTACCTTTTGTAGATTTACATTCAGCAAGTTTAGTTCACCACTGCTCTTGTCAATGGAGAGAAAGTAACCTCTGTCTTTGCCTAGTGCGTTGGCATAAGAACCTAGCTGATACATATAACCAAAGGGGTCTTGACCTTTTGTTATTGATCCGTCCTTAAACTTCTTAAACCCATACGGAGAAGCAGATTTAACATCAACCAGTTCTCCATCAATAACGCAATCAATATGACCATCAACTCCATTCACTGTGACTTTCTTTTGACAATCCTCTACACTGTGTCCTGCTTCTCTGACAAGAAGGAGAATGAGAGCTTCCAGTATGTGACCAAAGACAAATCGCATTCTGTTTGATGTTGTTAAGTTTGGTCTGTCGTACCCTTGATATTCATACCAAAGCTTACGATCTTCTCTGCCCACTGCTGAAAGTCTCATCCTTCCCTTTGTACTGTAGGAGTTACCCTCGGAGAAGAAACGCTCCATGATTTCCCCCATCTCTTCCAGAAAGAGAGCAAGATTAGACTCGTCCACAGCCCCACCTTCTTCTAGTCTCTCCTCAATATCCTGCAGAAGAGAACTAATCTTGCTCTTAGTCATGGTTTAGCCTACTAACTTATAACGAGTGTAGACCCCACCATCAGGCATTGGAACGCGAACCGAAAGAATCTCATAACCTTTCTTTCGTAAAGCTGAGATAGCCGCCGTTAAATTCTCAGCCCAGCCACGCTCAATGCTAGTCTTA